CTGGTTGTATCTACATAGGCTGTACTGGCTATAATGCTGTTGTTGGAATTTAAAGCAGCAGTAGGAACAGTTGGGACGCCTGTCAACCTTGCACTATCCAAAGGCGCAAAAGTTAAAATAGTGTTATTGATGCTGTCTACATTTGATTGCAATGTTGCAATTTGACTAGAAAAAGTAACAACATTAGAATTTAATGCAGTAGACACCGCATTAATATTGGAATTAATACTGGTAGTTGCAGCATTTAGATTGCCATTGGTATCCGACCGTAGACTTGCAACGTTACTGTTTAATGTTCTTACAGCCAAGTTTAAATTGTTAGTAGTAGACTGAGCCAATGATGCAATATTGGAATTGAGAATTGTAACATTTAGATCCACATAACTTTTATTTGTTACAGCGTTGGGACTACTGGTACTATTCAATGCTATAGGCATTTGGGGGACACCGTCGGTGCCAGAGATCAACAGTGATTGTTTGGGACCATTGACTGTATTAACATACACTTCGATGTTGCCAGATAAATTACGATTACGAATGGTTAATGATTTATTGCCGAATGACACACTGGCATCAGCAAATCTTAAATTTCCACTGATATTGACATCTTGTGTAAATGTACTGGCAATGTCTGTTCTAGCATAATTAGTTGCCAATACATTGCCCAAGGTAAGAGTGTTTAGGGATGTGCCATTTACAGTTACAAGTCTGTTCAAATTGATACCGGGCTGTATATTACCAAATTGAGCAATAGCAGTTTGCGGAATAAATTCAGGATCAAAGCTGGCAATGGCAATTCTATTGCCATTGGTATATGTGCTTACTACTGTATGCCCTGTGCCAGAATTGTCAAGAATTGTTTCAACTATATTACCACTTAGACCCTGCGTGGCCGAATACGGAGGGCCCACTACTATCCAGCTGGCACCGTCCCAGGAAAATAATTGTTTGTCAGTGATAGAATACCACTGATCGCCAAGTTTGTTTTGAGTAGGAGGATTCTGACTGACAGTGCGTTCACTGACCGGCACCCAATTTGTTCCGTTGTATACACGTATTCTCAGATTGGCAGTATCATACCATAAGGTTCCTTTTAAGGGAGTGTATGCACCATTTTTACTGGGATCTTGCTGGCTGGCAAAATTTTCCAGCAGTCGCACAAAGTTTTCGTTTTGAAACTCACCGTAGTTGGTGTAGTTACGACCTATTAGGGTCACGCCTATATCACTATTGGTTGTTCCATCTAGCAAATCAAATAATTTAGTACTGTCGGTTGTGTTGATAGGGTAGGCCATGATATTATCCTACTGAACTTAAATTGGTCAATGTTTGAATTCTCACAGTATAATCAATTTGAATCAGTCTGTTGAGAGCTTTTTGTACCGGGTGGAATATCACGTGAGTTAATAGTAATCCAGTAGAAGTTAATCCGCTAGTGCCATCAATGCTGCGACCACGCAGTCCCAATTCATCAAAAACAAATTCATTGTTTAAATCTTGACTAACGTCAAAGTAGTCTTGTCCATTTGGCTCGCCGTAATCCAGCAAGCAACTGACCAAAATGTCAGTGTAGATTGTACCAGGAATATGACTAACTGTCATTTTATTGTTACTGGGGTCTTTATTGGCCACAGCAGTATCGTCAATGACTTTGCTGTAGGTTGGATTGTACAGGCTACTGTTTTGCCCTGTAGTATTGGTTGGCAAATATGTAATAATACCTGTGGTATCTACGCTGGTACCACCATTACCAAAATTCATTTCATATATAAAATTTTGCCCTTTGTTAGCAACTGAGCTGGCCAGTGCTCGACTAAAATTTTCATAGTGAATCGCATTGGATTTGTCAATATAAACCTGTCCCGACGCCGGGTCAAAAATTTTGATATGACCACGTACATAAATACCAGACTGTTCGTCTGGGTGTTTTTGTGTATTTTCCACTTGCGTTTCCTCTAAATTTTGTTTGTTATCACTATTTATCACTGTGTTTTACCCCTATAATTAGTCTTGCTTATACTGGTACTGGGGCTGGCTTTTAAGAACTCTACCTGCGAGGTAATACTGTTATACAGGCCTGCGCCGTCAGTCACAGTACCATAGGGCCCTGGTGTATACCAAGTTCGTGCTGTTGAAACTGTTGATCCAGCAGGCACAGTAGTTTGACCTCTCACATTGACATTGCCCAATATATAAGAACTCACAATGTAACTTTCAGCTTCTACTCCGTTAATTTGCAATTTACTTGATGTGGTGCTAAAAGAGTTTACGTCAAATCCATCTGGTGTATCGTAAAACTCTGGACGACCTTGTGTGCCCACAATTGATCCGTTGAGTATAACAGCGCCAAAAGATCGCTGATTTGAAACTGTTTCTAGAGCTCGTAGGGTGACACTTACTGCGGTATTGCCTTCAAATGCATAAGTCAAATTGCCGGTTGATAACACATTTGCAAACTTGGCTTTGGCAACATCAGCAGCGGCTACTGGAGTTATTGCACGAGCCGACAAATTTTCAAAATATCTAGTATACACGTTACCAGTGGTAATGTAAGTGTTGCCCGCAGCATTGGAAATGTAAGTATTTAACGGGAATACTGTATTGGCAGTCCACGGATAAGTGCTTGGACCATGTACATTTCCAGTGACGGTATAACTGTTTCCGTTATAGTAGGTTAAACTACCAGTCTGGATTACGGTACCAGGTTGCCACAGGTCAACTGTGGTTAGATTGGTAATAATATCTCCTGCGTTGACACTTATATTTGAGGTGGTTGTGATGCCGTATGCAACTATACCTGTTGTCTGATAGGTGGTTGCTTGGCGTACTTTTGACGAAGCCACTGCGGTACCCGGAATTTGTTGTGTTGGACTTGAATCCACAACACGACTACCTGCCAGATGAACATTGGCCGTTGCTGTACCATCTACCCCGCGTCTAATTTGTGCCAGCGAGTTGATGTTAACTCTGCTAATGTATGTTGATGCCACATTGGCAAAATTCGCAGCATATATGTTACCAGAGGCCAGATAAACATTACCAGTGTAGCTGACCAGACTTCCGGTAGGTACAGTAATATTTGGTTGCCAAGGAACAGGAGTCTCTAATGCGTAATTTCTCCAATATATAATTTTTTCGCCATTAATAAACACCACGCCCGGTGTGCCCGATACTGGGTTAGGCATTGGCAGTCGTGCGGCATCAACTACACTGATAGTCTGATCAAACATTGATAAATTTGCAGACAAGTTGGTAGTTGCTTGACCAGCGATCCTATAGTAAGATCTGGCGCCTTGCATATTGTCAAAGTATCTCCAGCCAATATTATTGGTTTCGTACACGCTCAAATTAAAACTGTCAAACATACGACCCGGAATCAGTTCCTGCGGTGCGTGGCTACTGTAGGTGTCCACATAGCTGCCGCCGTCAATATACACATTGGCCAGATCGGCGCCAAGATTATCAGAATATCGACTTTGTATAATAGTATCAATGTCAGTGCCAACATAGGTGTTGCCTTCAATGATAACACCAGGATAATTTATTCCATCACTGATCAAACTCAAATCAACGTTGCCATTGAATGCCACAATACGATCGTTGGCATTGTCAAAGTCGGCTGCTGAAATTCTAACAATTTGCAAAGGAAAGTCAACTGTGTTTGTTATGGTGTTTCCAGTAATCACATAACTGTTGGATAATCTAAACAACTGTGTATCCAACACTATCACTGCATTGGCCGCAATAGTCTGTCCTATACTGTTTCTAACATTGCTTGATATATTGCTCCAAAATACAAAAGTATTTGAATTTGTATATGTGGTACGGTCAAATTTAATATTGGTTTTAATACTTCTGACCAAGTTGTGACCAGTATTGTGGCCAGTGTATTGATTTTTTAATATTGGTTTAACAATCGCACCTGACCCAGTACCATTGACCACAATAGTTGGGGTTGAAGTGTAACCTGAACCAGGTTTATCAACACGGATATGATTAATTTGACCATATGAATTAATAGATGCAGATAAATTGGCACCTGTGCCACCACCGCCTGTGACAGTAAGTTGCGGTGGTAATGTATATCCTGCTCCAGGATTTTGTATTTTTACATCAACAATTTCATAAGTGAAATTGTTAGACCAATTTTGGTACGTACCGCTTGATAATAACTCTGCATCAGACTCTTGTGTGCCGTCCGGGGATCTATAAGTTTTTAAATTTTTATCCAAGTATGACGGCAAATCAAAGTCTGTTATATCGCCTGCATATGGATCATTGCGTTTGTAATTAACAACAAACTCGCGTAGTATAGTTCTGTATGGTTTAACTTCATTGATATACTGTAGATAATAATCTTGATTATCCTTGATATATGACGGGAAAGTTTCTAGTTTTCTGATGTCTTGCATAGCCGATATAAAACTAGTTTTAAATACCCAATCTAGATTTTTTTGCTCGCTGAGCACATACTTGATCATCGAGAAGAAAATTTGATTATATATCAATGCCAAGTCATCAATGAAAATTTCTTTCTGCATTGCAGAAATAATCTGTCTTAATTCTTTACTAGGGATAGCACCGGTGGATATCTGCACAGTACCATTTTGAATACCTACTAGTGTTTTGGTAAGATCGTTGTTGATTTGATATACCAGGAATTGTCCGTTGCCGCCATCCAGCACTTTGACAAACTCGCCGGCAGTTGGCGATAATTTGCCCAGCTCAATAGTATTTTTAACAGTATAGTTAGGAGTAGTAGTTGGATTATAAGCAGAATCGTACCAGTCAGCATAGCTCCAATACAAATCAGTCTTATAACTCTGTACCAAAGATACCGTAAACACTCCCACAGTACCATTTAGTCCTGTTAAGATATATACTGCCCATTTTCCCATTTGAGTGCTGTCAGATTTTACCAGTACCCGACTTTGCCCAACAGTTAAAAATGTCACATCAATATATTTTAACTCATCAACAGTATTGACAGTTAAATTGTATGCGCCCGAGTTAGCAGCCGGTACTGGGTCTTTGCTGAGCAGGGTAGTCAATACTTTTCTTTGTGTAACCGGATATGTCAATAGTTCTGTATTAACTAGCCCAACATAATTGATCAATGCCAACAACCGGTCCATAAAAATTGTTTGTCGTGGACGAATATTAACACCATATGCCTGTGCTGGTGTCAATGCGGGATCAGGAACAGTATTACCAAATTTATCAATTCCAGATAAACTGTCAATAAATTTGGCCAGTATTGCCGGAGGAATTGTGCTGTCGGCATTTCCTTCTTGTACTAATGCATATTCAGTATGGATCAAATCTGCGTCGGGGCTAAAACTGCCCAGATGTAATACGCTGCTTTGTCCTACCAGGTATTGATTTAAATTGTACAGGGCCACAGTGTCGTTGCGTAAAATTGCAGCATACGGAACTCCCTGACTCAAAGGATTTTCAATGGCAGCTGCGATACTGGCCACGCTGTTGTACTTGCCGGCTGCTGTATTGGCCACATCTCTGTTGGCTACCCAGAAATAATATTTTAGTTGTACTGATCCAAATGTATCAACATAGCCATATGTGCTGTAGGCACTATCATTACTGTATAAAGGTACGCCAACATCAGCGTACTGACTTGGTGGTACGGCACTTTCTACCCATTCGTAAACATCAATTGTACTACCAGGGAATCGATTGCCCCACTGATTTAATCTATAGATTAATTCACCTTGTTCATAGTCCACATAGCGCACTGTATTCAAGTTCCACCAAATTTTACCCACCTGTTCAGGACCCCAGTGGTAATCACTGTGTATAGTCAGGGCTGGGTTTAATGTGACATTGCCGGCATTGTACAGAGCTGGATCTTCGGTTCGTTGGTAATCAATGTCTCTAGCAACAAAATTTAAAATTTTTCCTTTGTTTGGATCAACATAATCGATTGCGGCTAGAATATTATTGTTAATCTTGTTGTACAAGAATGTTCGGTTAACGCTGTTGATATCAACTTGAGCCTGCTGAGTTCTAACTACCAGCCATGAATTGTGCGCCAAGTTGTATTGATATACTGCCCATTGTCCCGGATTGTAGTTATCGACCCAGACTCTATCGCCGTCAACATTGCCGCCAATTGGTGTAATTGATGCAATGTCCGCCGGAGTTGGTACTCTAACTGATGCAAATTTATATACTGCGCCACTGCCTTGTATCGGAGCAGGTATCAATGAGATCAGGTTGTCCACTTCAGCAATGGCTATGACAACTGAATTGCTGTTGTTAATCTGAATTACTTTGTACATTCCGTCAAACACCGACGTATTGTATGTGGGTGATGCAGGATTTGGATCAATATTAAAATTCTTTAACAATATATAATCACCAACCACAAAAGAATGAGCAGCACTAAAGGTCAACTGAGCATAGTTGTCTAGGTTGTAGGTCAGTAATGTTGCAGTCAGACCGGTAGCATTGATTCTATACACGTTCCACCGTCGGTTGTTATCTTTTGCCACCCATACGTGGTCGCCTACGGTCACTACTGGAGTGGCAGCGTTGTTTATATCAAAAATAGTTGCATCAACTTCATTGATGTTGACATAGCCGGCTGTGGGTAAATCTCGAGGATATGCTGTTCCTGTTCTATTGTTGTACAAGGACGTACTTACACTGGATAGATTGCTGGAGTTGTATACATTAGACTGTATTGGATTAGCATCTAATTTTAAATTAACAATAATATTACCAGTAGAATACGTGTCGGTTGTCACAGTAAAGGCCACAGGATTTGTTTTGAATACACTTTGATCCAGCACAAATTCTGTATATTGATTTCTATCTAGATCACCGTACTGTCCAACACGGAAAGCCCATTCTTCGTAGGTAGTAATACTGCCACCCACGTTGTTGAAGCTGGCCTTGGTCAATGCATCGACTGAATTGATTGTACCTTTTTGTTTGATATATCCTTGGTATAATTTTGTTTGATTCTGCACAGATATGCCCAGGTCTGTCAGATACGGACGTTGTCTAAATCCAATCAACCCAGCACTGAATGCCTGAAATTCTTCGCTGATAGGTGGACGATCAATATCGTATATTCTTTCAAATTCTTGAGCCATTTGTCCAAAGCTGGGCAATAGGCCAGTTTGAATATCATATTTGTTGATACTAGTCCACTGTTGTGGATTGAATGTGTCACTTGCGTTTAAATCAGTCTTGGTAACATATATTTGATTGCTGTATGTAACCATATCTCCAGACTTGTAATCAGATCCGGGTACCCATGGAACAACTGTAAAATTGCTGTAGACAAATCCTGGAGCATCAAGAGCACCTGTCCAGGCGCCGGATTTAGAACCTGTTAGTCGTAAACGATATTGACGACTACCTAAACTAGGAACATATATAATATCCCCAAAGTCACTGATATTGTCCAATATCAGTACGTGCTCGTACTGTATCAAATTGAATTTACCATAGCACATTGGTGTGCCGTTTACTGTGCTGACAACTGCTTGATTGCCGTTGACAAAATTTTCTTTTCTCAATACATTAAAATCGCTACTCTTGATAGTTCGATAATTCTGATCTAGAAGTCGACTGCCATTTGGTAAATTGGTAATTTCGTCCACAACCAATTGTGTAGAATTAACAGTTACTGATGTGGCTGCTGGGTTTAACAGAATAATAGTGCCAATATCCCAACCTTGTTGTGCCCAGTACAAGAATTCTTTAACACTCAATTTCCAATCCCGTACTTCACTAAGATCGTAGTCAAAGTCTGTAAACACAAATCCCTGACCTGTCAGATATCGCTGGTAGCTAAACAAGAAGTCAGCCAATTGTTGCTCATTGGCAAATACTGTACCGTATGGTATGGTCATTGTTTCGTCGGCGCTGTCTTGATATAAATTAACAGTTAGCCCGTTGATAGTCACAATTTCAGCTGATTTACTTGCAACACTTGGAGTAATTATAAAATATGGATTAGTAGTGTCATAGCCTGTTACACTATATCCTGCTTGAACGTTTTCTACAATTACTGCACTATACGAAATAGATTTAACTGCTACTGATTTATTCAGATATAGATTATAGTTATCATCTGGAATAATAACACTAGCATTGGTTGATCCCGGACTAGTTTGCTCTGCGCTTACTGTGAGAATCTTTTTGTCAGTGAATCCACCAACCTTGTAAGACAACTGCATATTCAAATGTTTGAAGTATTGGCTGAATTTTACTACCGGATTGATGCCTAGATTCTTAACGTTGTCAAAAATCCAATTTAAATAACCACTGGTTCTTTGTGTTGTGCCAGTGGTGCTGTCGCCGTTGATGGCCAACGCCATTGGAGTTATTTTTTGATTGTTGACATCGGTAAACTGCCCAGTTACTGGATTTAGATAAAAACGACTGGTGTCAATTTGTGTACTAAAATATTTTGCCGGTCTAGTCAATGACATGGCTAGTTGCAATGCATACGCATAGTCACTGCTGCGGCGCCAGGCTGTTTCAACCGGCCCTTGTTGCCCAACACTAAAACTGCTGGATATAGTTCTTTGATTGAGTCCAGCCATCATTGGTATTTCTGATGGCGATTTTAAGTCTCCAATTTCGTTAACCGGAATAATTGATGTTAGACCCGGTCTAGCAAATCTTGCATCATGATACGACTCACCATTGTTCCATATATAGCCAGCTTCAAGGTCTTGCCATAATGTCAAATTGCTTCCGGTATAGGGAGCCGGTCCGTATCTGTCTGTCCACCAGTCGGGTTGACGGCTAAAGCCCAACATTTCCCATGGATGCAAATGAGGACTGTCAGTGTCAAACCAGTAGTTATAAATAGCTCTCCAGGTTCCTTGCAGTGGTTGTCCTGTTACATTGTCTGCTAGTCCACCGTAGTTCCAGGTCCAGCTGTTGTTTGCATCATACCAGGTGTTTGAAGTGTAATCAATTTTGTAGTTGCCAACCCATTGTAAAAAGTTTTGGTTTAAAATTTGATCAAACTCATCTTTACTGTAATCACTGGTTCTAAAATATCCAGGAATAGTATCATACAAATTAATTTCGTTGGTTGCGTAACTGGCCTTGATGTTGTTGAAAATTCTACGCTCAAGTTCTAATAGGAACTGATCGCGGAAGTCACCAAATGCTGGAGTTAAACTTCCGTCGTGTCCCCTAATAACATTTATCGTAGTTTGATATGTGGTATCAAGATAAATTTCTGGTTCAAACTTTGGATGCAGTCCCAGTTTGGTTGGAGTTTCTGGCACATAACATCCATCAGTATCAAAGTAATCTCTGATAGTCAATGTATCTCCAAAGGTCAACGGAACCTTGATTTCAACCGCAGGACTAATTGTACTAAATTCGTAGTCGCTTCCCATTACCAACTGTTGATTATTCAAATAAATTAAGATTGCTCGATTGCTTAATTTTGTAACATCAAAGAAACTGCCAATTTCGTAATAGAGTTGACGTACATTTAAAATAGAATAAACTGTTGTATTGTAATTTCCCCCTTGTGGCACCATATCACTGAAATACCAAGGAAAGGTATTATTTTTAACCAGGTTAATGCTTTGCATTATGGTGTCGACTCCAGACACTGGATCTTTATAGTCAATGCCATTTAAACTTGTGCATAGGCTCAGGAATTTATTTTTAAATCTAGTATATTCTTTTCGTGCCAATGTTATGCTGTCAATAAAATTGGCCGAAGGATCGTTTAAAAACGTCATTGCATAAGTCAACGGAGCACTATGCTGTACCAGTGTACCGCCTTGTGCTTTTAAATATCTATCTTGAACTGCTGTTGATGCAGTGGCCCCAGTAACTGTATTTTGAATCAGTTTGTGATAGTGTGTTCTCAGCTG